CAGCTCCATCGTTTAGACTGGGAGGGTGATCCGGATAGGGGGTGGGCACCCCCGGCGAAGCCGAACACCGGGGCAGCGATGCATATCTTCGCCAGGGAATATCCGACGCTTTGTCCCTGGTGCGGGGAAAGGATGATGCCGAAGCACCTCTTGGAGCACCGGGGGAGGACCTACCAGAAGGCTGCGATCAACCCGTTACCCGAGATCGATTCCATGATGGATTATATGTTTGAAGCTGTCAAACGGGAGATGAAGGCGGTGATTCGGTCCCATATGAAGACCGGATCACCCGTGGACAGGCCTATCTACGGCAGCGGCCGCATCCCCTGGGTGGAGGTTGAAGCCCCCGCCGGATCCGGAGAAGGATCCCCACCCAGGTGACCAGAACCACGGCGCTACCGAGGCCGATCATGGCATAGAATAGGTTCATGTGGCCATAATGACAGGTTTTTCGGAAGAATCCATTAGGGAAAACCTAATTTTGGGGTAGGAAAATCCTGAGGAGGTAGAGTGCCAGAGCCTGAACGGATCTGCAAAAACTGTATGTTCTATGGAGATGGATGGCAGGGTAGCCCCCAGGGCCTCTGTCTTGGCGAGGGTGAGTACCATGAACCCGATGACCGCTGTGATTTCTTTGAGCCAAGGAGGATCCGGATGAAGATCTGTGGCGATTTTAAGGGGATGGTGACCAACCCGGATGTCTGCGTCCATTGGACCGTCGTAGCCGCAGTACCCGGGCCCGATGGCAGCACAGCCATCTTCCCCTGCCCTGCTCATTGCAAACTGGACCTGAAATGCCCCACTCTGGGCCAGAAGCCCTGGAGGCCCTACGACCCGGAGGAGGACAGCTTTGAATAAAGAGGACATCGAAGAGTTGGTAGATCAGGAACCGGTCCACAACTGGTTCGGTCTAACCTACTCCTCCTACCTGGTCCTCCCCCGGGTGCTTCTTCAGTCGGCGCCGCTGGAGTGGCAGCAGAAATTCATTCGCCTGCTGAACGACCTGGAGGAGATGTTTCCGGACCAACACGGGCATGAGTACTGGGTCCGGAGGAAGGAGCGGGACCAGAACGGCCGGTTCCGCTTTATCCACGACCCCCTGTCCCAGTATAGGCATAACCGGGTAACCCCACGCCTTTTAACCCATAAGGAGGAGAGCAGGGCCGATGAAGAGAATATTCACACCACGGCAACTTGAGGATATCAAAGCCAGGCGCCAGAAGGGCGAGACCTGGATTAAGCTGGGGAAGGACTACAACATGACCCCGGCCGGGCTCAGGCATCATATGAACGCCATTTTCGGGGAGATCAAACTCGACCCCAAGGTCTGTCCATATTGTAAAGAACCTTTCATCCCAATAAGGGGCGATTGTCACCATTGCGGTAAAGAGGACTGCTGCCTTCAATACCGGAAGGAGCATTGGCAGCGCTGGGATCGGAGGATTAGGATCAAAACCGCACCCAAAACAGGCGAGATCAAGGTGGCGTGTCTTGGCAACCATTGTGGCGGTCAGATGTTCAGGACCCCGGCGGTAAACGACCACGGCAGGATAAGGCCGCTCCACAGGATATGTCCATACTGTCGGGGCAGAAGCCATGAATACTGTGATGCATTCGGGGGATGCTAATATTTTGATTGACATTAATGCCAAAACCTTGGTAGTGTGGAGCAAATCTCATCATAGCCCCGTATGGGGCATCCTCTCGCTGGGGAGAGGGCCCTCGACCTCTCCTCAGCACCTTTTAACCTTCACAGAAGGAGATCCGCATGGTTAACCTTAATCGCAGTTATGGGCTGGCACCCAAACCGCCAGCACGAATGAGGCTGATCACCATATGCCTACTGCTGCTCATCCTACAACCCATTCCCGCAAATGCCAGCCAAGCACCGCCGACCATGCGGGAGTGGTACGCCTATGTCAAGCAGACCGCCGAGGAGTTCCATCTGGACCCAAACCTCTGCGCCGCTTTGGCAGCGGGGGAATCTGGGAAAGAAGGTCAAGAAGTCAGATTTTGTTGGGTTGGGGGGGGGAAATACCACGGCCCCTATAACCTCGCCAGGTGCTTCCTGAAGCAATGGGACATAACCGACTGGAAGATAAACACCAGGGTGGGTATAATGACCTTGGCCAAGAAAATCAAGAAATACGGCAGCCTCTGGGGGGCTCTGAGGCATTACAACACCGGGGATGCCCCGGCTCAGTTCGCCCGATATGCCCGCAATATCGAGAAGCTGCAGCGGAGCTACAAGGAAAGGGGAGTTTTTCAAAACATTATTATTGCCCGCCAGGGGCAGGATTAGGGAGGAGTTTATGGCAAAATTGAGTCAGGTGGAGTCGTCGCTTATCGATGCGATTGGGTACGACACGGAGACCCAGGAGTTAACCGTGAAGTTCAAGAGAGGTGGGGTCTTCGCCTACGAAGAAGTCCCGAAGGACACCTTCCAGGCTTTTCTGAACGCCGAATCGATCGGGAGATACTTCCTGGCTCACATCAAGCACAAGTTCAACTACCGTAAGGAGGCCTAAGTGAGAGCCATCGTGGCGAAGAGACTGCGCAAGCTGGCTTATGGGAAAGACGGGTCTATCCGGGTGAGAGAGTATTTCGTGGCTAATCGTCAAAACGCCAAGACCATGCCCCGGTGTCTCCACGGATGCTGTGTGGCCGATCAAAAGCGCCGGGATTACCAGCATCTGAAGCGGGTCTATAACCAGCAGCGGGGGGTGTGAGATGGCTTACGATGTCGAGAACAACTTCACTTACCATGCCCCGAAGGAAGGGCAGCAGGAGAAGTATGAGTTCATCCGGAACCAGGCGAAGCAGTTCGCCACCACCCTACTTATCCTGTGCCCCGACTCCCGAGAGCGGTCCCTGGCCCTCACCAAATTGGAAGAATGCGTTTTCTGGTGTAATGCCGCCATAGCGAGGAATGAATAAATGAAGCTTCGAGCCTGGCGCACCGTAGGTATCAGTCCCTGCGATGACCCGCCGACGATGATCAGTATAGCCCCGGTGGCTAAAATGACCGGGGTCTTCCCGTGGGTCCTCCCTCTGGCCGAAGCTGAGATGATCTTCGGCGTGGAAGACATCGCCAATATTCAGAAAGAACCCCAGACGGTCTTCTTAACCCTGACGGTGGCGAACCCTAATGAGCCATGATGTGACCGTTAAGGGATGGGTTCTCCGAGAGACCCCGAGCGGCATGGCGGTGATCTTCCTCTGGGAGGGCCGCAGCCTGGCCCATGAGACCGTGGTCCTCCCCAAGAGCCAGATCGCCGTGGTCAAGGGGGAGTTCTGCGATGAGGTCACCATGCCAGAGTGGCTGGCTGAGGATAAGGGATTCGTGTGATGAGTTTTACCAGAAAGCCAGTTAAAATAGAACTGAACGGTGACGACCTGAAGGTAATTAGGATAATGGCCGCTGAATGGGACTACCCGGGTAAATCTAACATTAGAGATCCGGAAGCCAGAGCCCAGAACCTTTCCGAAGATGCTATGACGGGACAGATGGGCGGTTATGCTGGAATAAAATATTGGGACGGATCTACCTATGATTATATGGTTACCAGGTTTTATGCTCGACAGGCCAAATTCCACGGGGACCAAGGATATGACCGACCAGGCTGTGCTATTGATTTCAAGACATCAAGGATAAGAAAGGCCGAAAAACCTCTGATGGATTACCATCTTAGGGTTCCACCAAAAGAAAGGAAGCCTGATTGGACTTATGTTTTGCTGCTGGCAGATGGTAGTGTATCAGTTTGATTGGAGGTCGTATAAATGGTCAAACATAAAATGGTTCTAATCGAATGGCTTGACAGCCGCCAGCCTTTTTCAGGGTGGCAATTTTTGAAGGATTTGGAGATGCCGAAATCCTGTAAATGTATTTCGGTGGGGTGGCTACTAGAGGAAGACGCGGATCAAGTGGTAGTCGCTGCACACCTAAACGACCTAGGCAAAGATGACCAGGTAATGGGCGTTATGGCAATTCCATCATGTTCTATATTGAAAAAGACCTTGCTTAAGATTTCTTAGGTTTTTTATGATCCGGCCTCTGAGTTAATGCAGACCCAGCTAGTGATTTTTCTCTTTTTGATGCTGCTTGTGAGTGGTTGGCATACGTATCCCAGGTAGGGACATAGCCTTTATCTGCCTGATTACCCCAGCAGTCCCAGCCCGCCCTAACCCCCCGCGCGAACAGTTCAAGAAAGGGGCCTGGAGAGCATGATTCGATCAATTGATACTGTTCATCAGGTTTGCGACTGTGTTCACGCTTACGGGAAGATATATAATTGACCTGGGTTCTTCCTGGAGATAGGGTACGCGCATTTTTACCTTTAACACCGAACAGAATCAGTTCAGTGACATTCCTGAAATAGAATCCAACCCCTCTACCATCAGAGCCCCCATCCTTTCTGATTTTATGCCATACAATGTTGGATTTGTAGGTAAAGCCCCATGCTTTCATTACATCCAGCCCTTTTGGTAGCAAGGCATTGGGAATCCAGAGATAAAGGTGTGCCATCTCCGCTATAATTTCCGATACAGGCAGGGCTATGATCTGCTCAAAAGTGAGTGTTTCGTAGCGAGACAACCTCCGGTGTTCTGGTGCAATTTTTCCGGTGCGGTTTTGAAATTGCCACGGAGGGTCAGCCAAAATAGTAGAATACTTTTTATTACCCGCGAAGCGGCACAGATTATTCATTTGGACCACCTTGCCTTAGCTGCCTTTTTGGCAATCTCTTTTCGTTGCTCCGGGGTGAGTTTTGCTGCTCGGGCAGGGCCGCCCTTGGCACCACCAAGACGGCCCAAGGCGACGGCATGGGGATTGCGGGTATCTTCCATAGGCAGGGTCTCTGGCTCGCCCTCAGTAGCCGCACGGACTAACTCAGAGGCCAGGACATTCAGATCACGGGGCCGCTTGGGTTTCTTTGAACGCTCAGGCATACTTCGATTATGCCAGGATTTTCTATAAAATCAACCCCTGCAAAATTCAAACTGATACACTACCTGGCAGATGGTGGTGTCCTAATTTGGCCGGTTTAAAAAAAAAGAGCCGCTTAAGTTTAAGCAGCTCCTTGGCCTGGCGACACCTTTCTGACCTTTGACAGATTTTTCCGTTTTTACTTACACCACGGGGATCACTGTTTAGTGATCTGCCACCACCTCTCCCGACCGATGACTTCTGATTCCCCAAACTCCCCAGAAGTTAAAAGATTTAAGCCGCCAGAACGGAGAATTTGTGGCTGGGAGTTACCTCAAAAGTGCTTTCATTTTGAGGCCCCTCCTTTAATGGATAACATACCAATACTCGTGGAAAAATGCAAGACCATTTCTGCCTCTGGGTTTATAAAAATAAAGCTGCCTGAAGGCGGCTATCAAACATTCATGTTTGTATTGAGGATTAATATTTGGCTGAGTCAGTTATGCCATCGCTAAAAGATAGTATTCAACCTGTTTTGCGCCATCTTGCAGTATTTTTCCTCAATATCATAACCGATATAATCACGCGACAACCTCTTGGCTGCTAGACAGGCGGTTCCTGATCCCATAAATGGGTCCAATATTAAATCGCCTTTATAACTATACAGATTTATCAACCTTGAAGGCAATTCGAGAGGAAAAGGGGCGGGGTGCCCTATTTTGGTGGCTGATTCGGGATTAAACCTCCAGACGGACAAGGTGTCCCGCATAAAATCCTCTTTTGTTATTGTGCTTTCTCCTGAATAGGCTCTCTTAAAATCATTCTTAGAAAAAACAAGAATATATTCATGAATATCTCTTAGGCTTGGGTTTGATGGTGAACAGAATGACCCCCATGCACATGAGCCATTAGCTCCTTCAGCTTTAACCCATATAATTTCCCCTCGCATTAAGAAACCTATCTCCATCATTATTTCAGAAATTTTATGAGATAGCGGGATATAAGGTTTTCTGCCTGAGTTAGCGATATTAATACATGCCCTGCCTCCTGGTTCCAAAACCCTGTATGTTTCTATAAAAATTCTCTTTAATAAATCAAGATATTCTTCAAGATTCAAATCTTCATCATACTCCTTCCCGACATTATATGGCGGTGACGTAATCATTAAACCAACAGAATTATCAGGTAGCTCATCCATATTTTCGGATGACTTACAAAATATCTGATTTCTGCAATCTGACCTATTAACTATTAATTCTGCGTCAACTATTTTAAATTTTGACATACTTCTTGAATAATAAGCCGATGCATCATGGCCTACTCTCCCAGATGAGCCAAAAGACCTTGTTTTAGTTTTCATAGTATGCTCCTATTTGCTATATTTCTTAATAATGTCTTGAGGAATAATCCATCTGGCGGTTCGCCCTCTTCCTTCCCTGGTAATACCCATGTTATAGAGAGCATCATACATAGGGCCACTACTCACAGCCACTTCTTCCGCGGTATCTCTTGGGGTCCCAATAAAAACTCCCTTAACTTGGTTAGCAACCATGTACCTTAATACCCGGTCAAGAACCTCTTGAAGCGATGTCATTTTCATAATCTCCTTCTTCTTTATGATCGTGAACAATAGAGGCCCTTACGGCCTTCTCTGGGGAATCAACGGGCGAAATATGGAGAACAGCATAATATCGACGCTTCGTACTTCCGTCTATCGGCGATGACCAGGCATAGCACCTATTCGCTTGGGAATGACCTTTGAGGCTGAAAACGGATACGATCCCGCTCCAGACAGTCTGTTCCCCAAACTTCTCCACCACGGCGGCATCTTCTATAAAAGACGCCTGGCAGTGGTGGAGCCGCTCTGCGGCCTGTTTTAAATCTTCTTCCATTGATGATCCTATCCCAAATGGATTTTAGCTAAATTCTTAAACGGGAACCAATTTAGTCCAATCCCAATTTCCGTCTTGAATCAAATCATCCATTACCAATGCTATCTCAGGGTCAAACTTAAAAACGTCTTCCCGCGGAAATCCAACAGGTTGAATTTCACTCCCCCCTGCCAGTAACCGCTCTAAATGGGTATCGTCTGTGATGTAAACCCCCTTTTCCGCTTCTTCCCAAATCCGGCGAACCAAGGGGACACCTCCAAAAGCCCGCACAATCACCAATTCACCTCGCATATCGGCCACCTCCATTCAATAGATGGCCTTATTTTAAACTGACTTTTTAGCAGTTTCAGAAAAAGTCAGATTTTGTCCCCTCTATGGCATTTTTATCTTGACACGGTATTCGGTATTAATGTATAAGGTATTTAACGATGGAGGGAATGGCATGAACGAAAAAGAATCTCCTAAAAAATTACTCCCGCCCTACGTCCCCTATAGGACTATGGTCAACTTTCTGGATAGCCTAAAAGTCTCGCTACCCCAGAGGATCGACCGGAGTTTGCCGCCCTTTAAGTCGATGTCGGGGAGCCTTCAAGGGCAATTAATGTTGGCCCTCGAATACCTGAATTTGATTACAGATACCGGAGAAGTGACTACCGGGTTAGCAAACCTTGTTCAATCCGAGGGGGAGCAAAGGGAGCAAGTTCTAAAACCCATTCTCACCTTAGCGTATCCCTTTTTATTCGGGGATGGATTGGAATTTGATCGGGCAACTCATCGCCAATTGGAAGAACGATTCGCACAAGCGGGAGCGACGGGGGACACACTCCGTAAATGTGTCGCTTTTTTCCTGAACGCAGCCAAAAGCGCGGGAATAAAAATGTCTCCTCATTTTAAAAAGGTTCGTGGCCCAAGGACGGGCGCTGCAAAACCAAGGCGGAAAGAGACCCAAATACCAAAATCCCAAATGAGTCCTCCTGAGGGACTTAAAAGCCTCCATGAAGATAAATCACATGAACAATCAAGCGGCGATTCGTGGGAAAACATTCTCCTATCAAAGTTCCCAACTTTTGATCCGGCATGGCCTGATGAAGTGAAAAGTAAATGGTTTGACGACTTCAAGGCATTAATGGAATTGAAGAAAAAGGAATAAGGGGGTGATGACCGTGAGAAGAGTATTTGCCTTTACCGATCACCGCAGCAAATCGCCGTCGGTAGAGGCCAGAAAAAGCAAGGTCCCGTTGCTTGTGGCTAATCGTTGGCGCGATTCAAGCAACGGGACCGTGGCGATTCGTTGGGCGGGGCGCGATTAGTTCCCAGGAGGCTCTTACAACCATTCCGGGCGGGGTTCGACTCCCCGGCGCTCCACTTTCATGCAAGATAGCAAGTATTTACCCTTAAGTCAATAGGAATCCGTACGATGAACATTCTAAGGAATGAAAAACAGGAAGTGGCGATAGCGGCCCTGGTGGAAGGTGTTTCAATCCGCTCAGTCGAACGGATGACCGGGATTCATCGTGATACCATCATGCGCCTTGGCTATCGAGTGGGGCAAGGCTGCGCTAACCTGATGGATTCCTATATGAAGAATCTGAAATGCCGAAATGTTCAAGTTGACGAAATCTGGTGCTATGTCGGCAAAAAACAGGGGCACCTTGAAGATACTGATAATATAGAGGAACTTGGCCCTGACGGCCACCCAAAATCCCCCACCTGTGGCCACTTCAAAATCCCCCACTAAGCAGACCTGATTTTCAAGAAAAACTGCCCGAACGGCGACAGAACGTACAAGCTCTCATTTGTTGGAATCAGACAGATGGGAGAGAGAAGGATGAACGTTTTGAAGCCGGATCTGCAAACGACGATCAAGACATTGCTGAGTAAAGGCGTGAGCCAGAGGGAGATTGAGCGAAAGACGGGTATCGATCGAAAGACCATCCGAAGATACGCTCAGTCATTCAATTTGATGGCGTCACCAGAAAGTGAGCAGTCAAAATCCCCCACTGAACAAGATGTGGCCACCGGGTCCCTGGATGCCGCGATTCAAAATCCCCCACCCCGGCCACCGGTTCAGGAACAAAAGTTACCCAGGCATGCTCGTTCAGCCTGTAAAGAGCATCGGGAGTGGATAGAGAAACAAGTGAGGCTGGGCCGCAATGGTATGGCCATCTATCAGGACCTGGTGGAGCTATTCGGTTTCACCCACCGTTACAACTCCGTAAAGCGGTTTGTCCGGGGGCTCAAAAGGAAAAATCCCGAGCAGTATGACCGGCTGGAGTTCCTGATGGGAGAAGAGGCACAGGTCGATTATGGACAGGGAGCGCCTACTCTTCATCAAAACGGGAAATATCTGCGGCCGCGTCTTTTCATTATGACGCTTAAATATTCCGGGCGAGCCTTTCGGAAAACCGTGTGGAAATCCGGCCAGGAAACGTGGTGCAAGCTGCATGAGGAAGCGTTCCGATACTTTGGGGGGTGCCCCCAATACGTCACACTGGATAATCTCAGGGAAGGCGTGATCAAGCCGGATATCTACGAGCCAGACCTTAATCCTTTATATGCCGCCATGGTGGAACACTATGGCGTTGTGGCGGACCCTGCCAGGGTCAGGGACTCGAACCGCAAGGGAACCGTGGAAAATGCGGTGAAACACGCACAGAACACCGCCCTCAAGGGGCGCAAGTTCGACAGTATAGAGGCACAGAATGACTGGTTGATGCACTGGGAAAGCCGGTGGGCCTCACAACGGATCCATGGCCGGTCCAAGCGCCAGGTAGAGGTCATGTTCCAGGAAGAAAAACCGTTTCTTGCGGAATTGCCGCTCATGCCGTTTCGCTATTTTGAGCAGGGGACGCGGACGGTCTACGATGACGGGACGATCCAGGTGGGCAGGTCTTACTATGCGGCCAATCCGGCTCCGATAGGCCGCGAAGTGACGGTTCGGATCTTTGATAACGAGATCCAGATCCTGGACCCTCGCCGGATGGAGCTCATTCGCCGGCATCCAAAGAGCAAGCGGGCGGGGTCCCTGATGATGGAACCCGGGGACCGGATCTTCAATCCATCCAGGGAAACGGATAGACTGCTAGCCCAAGCCGAAGCAATCGGCCCGCATACCTTCAGTCTGTGTGAGAAATGGTTTAACGAGGAAGGCCGCTGCGGTCAGCGCCGGATGTATGGGCTGGTAAATTTGGTACGGCATTATCCGGCCTGCTACATCGAGAAAGCTGCCCTCCTGGCGAAGGACAATGGGCTGAGAAGCTCCAAGGCATTGCGGCGGATGGTGGAGAGCATGGCGGCAGAAGCGCAGGAAAGGAAGGCCCAACCATCAGATGAGCTCACGCAAGACCATCCTTTGATTCGCTCGGGTGAAGATTACGCCGCTTTCTGGGATCAGCACGCCGCCCAAGCGCCTTCTCCGGCTGGACCTGTTCCAATCAAGATATCTTCTTCCAGTTCTCCGGTAATCAGCCGGGAAGATTTCTCCCAAATCTGGCAACAGGCAAGCTGGTTTAAGGTTATCGAAGTCTTTGGCCTGATGGTGGACGACAAGCGTCGCAGCCGCGACGATGAGATCTGGGTCAAATCTCCGTTTACGGCAGAATCACGGGCCTCGATGCACCTCAGCTTATCAGCAAATGTCTACAAGGACTTCAGTAGTGGCAAGGGAGGGGGCATCATGCAGTTCTGCCGGGAGATGTGGCGCCGGCAGGGCCGGGAAATGAGCATGTTCGAAGTAGCCCGGTGGATGATATCCGCGGGGATCTCCCTGGCCCCAACTGATGAACAACGGCAGTTCCGGAAAGCCGAGCCGCCTGCTGCAAATCAGGTCAATCGCGCCATCGAGGTCGATCTGCGCCCCTTTCTGCGCTCAGATCACCCCGAATGGGGGCGCCGGGGCATATCCGCCCAAACCTGCCGTTACCTGGGGTGCGGCTTTTTGCCGCAGCGCCCGGGAGCAAACCGCACCTCTCCCCTCAATTCCAGGTTGGTGTTTCAGATCCGTGGCCTCAGAGAAAACGCCGCCGGTGTTCAGCCAATCATTCTCAGTCATAGCGGGCGGGCACTCTCCCCGGAGCAGGAAGACCGGGATGGAAAATATTGGAGTTACTCATTCCGAAAAGGATTGGAGATCTACAATCAGGATAAGCTCCTGTTGGATGAAGAAGCTCGCCGTCAAGCGAACGTATTTGGCCTGATCCTGGTGGAGGGTTTTTTTGATGTGGCAAAGCTGGTGGAAGCGGGTTTCCGCAATGTCGGCGCCCTGATGGGTTCGCAGATCGCCGCCGAACAGATTGACCGACTGGAATGGCTGCGCTCCAGGATCGGGTTCTCCCGGATTGTGTTGTTTCTGGACCGGGACCAGGCCGGTCGGGAAGGGGCCAGGAAGGCGGCCAATCGACTTCGAGGTCATAACTTCGAGGTGAGCGTGTTTGACTGGGACCTGAGCATCTCCTGGAATGGTCATTCCCCAGGGCCGCTCCCCAACTCTATTGCAGACCCTGCCGATATGTCAGTGGCACAACTTTGCAGTTTGCGCCAGCAAGGCCTCATTTAAAAAGATGAACTACCGGATGAAAAAAGGAAAAAGGAGCCAAACCTATGGACATGCCGTTAGCAGAAATCCACAGACATCTTGGGACGCTTCGCCTTCATGGCATGAACGCCACGCTGGAGACCCGATTCATTCAGGCCAATCAGGGCGCCTCCTTCCCGGAGGTCTTTGCCTGCTTGGTGCAAGATGAGTTGGATTGGCGAAGCTCACGGCTCTGCGAAACCCGCTTCAAGGCTTCCGGTCTCACCGAGCGGCCCACCCTGACGGAATTTGACTGGGGCTTCAATCCGAAATTGCCCAAAAAGGAAATCTATGAACTGGTAAGCGGCAAGTTTATCCGAGAGGGCGATGACGCCCTGCTGATCGGATCCCCCGGAACCGGGAAGAGCCATATCGCCAAGACAGTGGCCAATGCCGCCATTCAAACTGGGTATAAAGTCGTGTACCGGGAAGCCCATACATTTTTTGAAGACCTCTTTGAAGCTGCCCAGCTCAAACGGAGAAAAAAGATGATCAAGCTCTTCTCCGAAACCGATCTGCTGGTCATTGACGACCTGTTTCTGCGTAAGAACGTGCCCGAACAGGCCGCAGACGACTTGGTCGATATTATCATGAATCGCTACTCATCCAGAAAAAGCAGCATGATAACCTCCAATCGACCTCTGGAGGATTGGGGAAAGCTCCTCCGGGACAACGCCGCCTCATCGGTTCTTCTGGACCGCCTCCTGCACCGGGGGCACCTTCTCAAGTTCGAGGGCAAGAGCTACCGGCTTAAGGAAGCATCCAGGCGCCTGACAGAAAACAAACAGAAATCTCTAGGATGAAAAAGGAATAAGAATGGACCACTGAATAGGTTACTGGTAGACTATTCCTCTACTGTCGCCTGGGGGATTTTGACCCGGCCACAAGTGGGGGATTTTGAAGTGGCCATCAGGAACTTGGCGACCAATGGGTTTTTGTGGCCCTTGATGCCGAATCCAAATTAATACCGTCTTATCTAGTCGGGAAACGCACAGCCAACAATACCCAGGCTTTCATAAAGGATTTGTCTAACCGGCTTGATAATCGGGTGCAATTAACCAGCGATTCTCTCACCCTTTATGTGGAAGCTGTTGAATCAGCTTTTGGGGCAAACGTGGATTATGGTCAAGTGGTAAAGGCGTATGAGGCCGAACCGCTTGGCCCTGGTAGGTATTCCCCGCCCAAAGTCATAAGGGCTGATCGCATAGTTATTTCGGGGAGCCCGGCAAAACCTAAGATTTCGACATCCTATATCGAAAGGCAAAACCTGACCATGCGGATGCAGATGCGCCGCTTCACTCGATTAACCAATGCCTTTAGCAAGAAGTTGGATAATCTCAAGGCTGCGGTTGCCCTGCATTTTGCCCATTATAATTTTGTGAGGGTTCATGGCTCACTTCGTGTCACTCCGGCAATGGCCGCCGGTGTCACCGATCACCTGTGGTCACTTTCTGAGTTAATGCGAGAGGCAAATTAGGACAGTACCTGGCAGATTGGGAGATAGACAGAGAGACAGCGACGGTTTATATTATAGGGTGGGCCACGGACGAAATGTTACCAGCAGATCCAACCCCAAAAGATAGTTTCTGGCGGGGTGATTACATTTTGAAGGCAGATTGTCTTTGGCCTCTACCCCCGATCAAGTACCATTGGTTTCCTCAGAAATGAACCTTTTCTACTAAGGCGGTCTGTCTAATGCCAGTTTACGATCCAGATGCCGAACCAAGACCAGTTCCTGTCTGTCCTCCTAAGGAGAAAGCGCCGTCCGAAAACCCCAAACACCCTCCTCATTGGATAACTCCCCCCAAGAAAGGCCAGCAGAAGCTATTCTCCCATTAAAACGACCTTCATCACCTGGAGCCCGGCGAAGACGCCGACCTCATCTCCGACCTGGATCCGGCAATGATCCACGACTTTTCTGGGTATGCAAAGATAGAGTGACCCCTTAATCTCCACCACCCGTTTTACCGCCACCACTACTTTTTTTTGATTATTTTCTCCCCCGGTTTTTCCCACCATACACCCCCTTTCTGAGTCTTAATACCAGTAGTTTCCCCTCCATGTCAAGCGAAAAATTCCCTTGCTTTACAAGCCGTTATGATCTATCGGTTTAACATGGCTGACCTTAATTTGGATTTTCACCTCTCCAAAACGGTGGGGGAGTTTGTTCACTCCACCGCTGGGGTGAACATCCTCATATCGCCAGCAGGAGAAGGTAAAACCTATGGGGCCGTGGTAGCTTTGACGGCCCACGCTATTCGCTGCGGCAAACCCATCCGGGTGGCCATCATCCGTGATACCCACGAAAACATCAAGAATTCCACCGCTGTATCTATCAATGAGGTTTTTGAAGGCTATCCCAATATGCTCAAATGGCGGGATGACTTCAAGAAGCTTACCATCGATTCGGATCCACCGATCTATGTGGATCTGTTCGGGATAGATGACCTTGGCGCCTTGTCAAAGCTGCAGGGCCCGGCCTACGCCTTGATCTGGCTGGAAGAACCTGCGCCGATTGCCGACAAGATGAATGCCGGTCTCTCTGAGGAGGTCTACAACGCAGCCCTGTTACGGTGCGCCCGGCAGAAAGGAACCAAGCCGAGGCTTCAGGTAACCATGAATCCTGCTGACGAAGACCACTGGACCTACCGGAGATTCATCGAAGAGCCGGATATCATTCCGCAATTCCCGATGGTGACCAAAGCGGTCTTCCAGATACCCTACGGAGAAAACAGCGATCTCAATGAAAGCGCCCGCCAATTCGCCATGTACGCCTACAAGGACGATCCGGCGGCCTACGCCCGGTATGTGGAGGGCAGATTTGCACCGGTATACCGGGGCATAGCAGTCACACCCCAGTATAACCGCAGGCGGCACATGATTCTGAACCACCTGGGAAATCCCGTGCCCCTCGAACCAGCCCCCGGGCTGGTCGGCTTCGCCTTTTTCGATTCATGGTCAAATCCAGCTTGCGTCCTCGGTCAGATAACCAATTACAACCGCCTCATCTTCCTCGACACGCTCCGCTTAGAAGAATCCGATATTGAGACCCTGCTGGAAACCATGGTCATTCCCATGCTGGAAAGCCCCAAGTGGTATCAGAAATGCCGAGGCTGGAGAGTAGGAGGCGACGCCACCATGCTCAATATGGACCAGTCGAGCAAGACCAGGTCGGCGGCCATGTCGGTTATGAACGCTTTCCCTGGCTGCGGTTTTGAGGCTGGTCCCAGAGAATGGTCTTTGATCGAACCTAAGTTACCATTCGCTCTGACCCATAACGACTTTAGGGGAGAGCCCCTGGTCCTCCTGTCCGGAGACAATAAGCTGCTCGACAAGGGCCTCTCCGGAGCCTGGCATTACCGCAAAAACAATGCCGGGGAGCGGGCCTCCAAACTACCCATCAAAGATAAGGCCAGCCACTACTGCGACGCCTGGGCCAGCGCCATCTGCCGTCTGCTGCCGCAGGCCCTGACCAATCAGAAAGACCTCAGCGAATACCGGAAACTCAACGCCAAGCTGAAGCAGCGGGCGATGAATTACACTACGGCGAGGGTGAGATGACCACGAAAAATTGGGATAACCGGCTTAAACAGGATGTCTACGGCAGTAAGGAGTGGCGTCCGGTCATGTTCCACGACGGTAAGAGGGCTGACGGGAGCTTTGATGTGACCCCGGGCTTCAAAAATGTACTCACCGACCAGGAAGTCACCGGGAAGGAACCCCCTTATAGGGGCGGTGAAGCCCATGGTTTTAGAGTTTCAGAGGCCTACCGGGAGAATTACGACCGGATTTTTGGAGGGCAAAAAGATGCCTGACAGCAAAAAACAGCGGAGGTTCATGGGGATGGTCCATGCCACCCAGGCCGGAGAGATCACACCACCGAGCCAGGCGATTGCGGCCGCAGCCAAGACGATTCCCACAGCGGTGGCCAAAGAGATTGGGAGTGCCCCCGAGACAGGGCTGCCCGAAGCCGCCCCCAAGGCTAAAACCGGTCCCAAGTGGGGGACCACCGGTAAGATCTCCGGTGACATCAAGAAGAAGGCGTTCTGATCATGGGCGACCTGGTTGAAGATCTGAAGAAAGTCGGAGATGTCGGTGGCTCGATAGTAAGGGGCTTGAAGAATTTGGCGGCCCCTGAGTCACCCGGTGCCACGGGGCTGCCTTCTCAACCTGGGCCTGGCGGCATTAAGTACAACAAGGACGGGGCAGCCCCTACTCCGGTTAAACCAGAGGAAGGGGAAGATAAAGCTGCTATTGCGGCCGACAGGGCTGAATTTAAGCAGTCTGAACCTGAAGTGGCTGGACTGAAGACCATTAAGGTCGACGATTCCATTACAAAGAAGTCTTTTTGAGGAGCGGATCATGGGTAAATTGAGTGCTGAACAGCGGCAGGGTCTACCTAAGAAGGACTTTGCGCTGCCCGGGAAGGGTGATGGGCCCAAGGGGGCCGGATCCGGTAGCTATCCAATCCCAGACGAATCTCACGCTCGGAATGCCCTGGCGAGGTCTTCTGGAAAGCCCGTTGAGGCTACGGTGAAGGCCAAGGTCGAGAAGAAGTTCCCCGGCATCACCGTGAGCGACAGCGTTACAAAGAAACCTTTCTGAGGGGGCAGCCATGGGCGGCATCATCGACGCAGTCAAAAAGAGGTTTGACTTTATAGACAAATCCATTAATCCGATGCGGAAGGTGCGTGACGCCATTGAAGACGCTGGCAAACCCACTTACGCCAACGAAGCGGAGCAGGCGGCTGCAGAGGCGGTGACCCGGGGCAAGGCTCCAGAGGTCCCCACCGTGACCGTCGACGACTCCATAAAGAAGATACCCTGATGGCTACACGGCGCCCCAAAACAGACCCTAAGGCTCCTGCCACGATGGACAAGAAGGAACTGGATGAGCGCAAAGAGGCGGCTGATGCATATGTTGGGGAGAGTCCCCAGCATTTTGTTAACTTCGTCAACGACTGCGTCCAGACCTCCGTCAATGCCATGCTCCCTGTCCGTCAGTTACAGGATGAGTGCTGGTCGGTGTTCAACGAAGAGGAACCCTACAATTTTGCACTCAAAGAGGCCTGGCAGTCCCGGGTGACCTATCCGAAGCCTTTTAAGCTGGTCCAGTCTGGGAGTGCCGTCATCCGGAAGATTTTCGAGTTGGAGTTTCTCTCAGTCGAGGAAAAGAAGAAAACCGAGGGGGCCCTGATGTGGCGGGACCTCTTGATGGCCCTCCTGGGCAGAAACTACGCCAACTTCCCCATCTATTTTGCCGACGCTACCGGGATGGCCTTGGCCATCGGGCAATCGATGGAGATGATCCCTTACTGGGATCAGGCCAAGAAATTGCAGATCGCCCTGGTTGAGCCCGGCAATATCCACCGTGACCCGGATGCCCTCAGTCGGCAGCCGTGGTCCGGGGAGTACTGGATCCACCAGGAATATATGGCTTATCACCAGCTTAAATACATGGAGAAGCTGGGGAGATATGAGAACATCCCAGACTGTGGCCCTGGGGGGATGTGGGGGAAGAGTGTCGACCCCCATTCCACTGAAGAGGAAATCGCTCGGCGCAAAGCGATGCTCTTCTCGAAGGGCAAATACCGTTCAGGTGTTCTGACGATGGAATTTTGGGGGACGGTTGTCGGACCGCAGGGCCAAATGCTGCTCCCTGACGCCACCTACTCTGTGGCCGCCGACCAGGTGATCAGTAAGCCCACCCCCAGTCAATACCCCTCATTGAGGTGGCCCGGGGTGAGCTTCAGCGCTATCCCCCATATGCTCCGCTACGATGGCCGGGGGTTGATCCAAGGGGTCCGGAGTCTCTGGTATTTGATGTGCAACCTGACTTCTCTCCATGCCGACCACCTCAACTGGGTGGTCAACCCCATGGTGGAGATGGATGTATTCTCCCTGGTGGACCAACAGAACACCGACATCTTCCCCGGGAAGGTCTACCAAACCCAGGGGACCCAGCAGGGGCAGCAGGTGGTTCGTCCTGTAGACTTCAAGACGGCCGTCGGGGATATCATGGCCATCCTGAATTTCTTCGACCAGCGGCACCAGGATGGCGGCCTGATGGATTACGCCACCATGGGGCTACCCGGTTATCGTGCGGAGGTAACCAAAGGTGAGGCGGCCCAAAATCTGGACCAGAGCATGATCCTGGTCGGATCTATGGGAAAAAATGTTGAGGACGGCGCCTTGAACTTCGTCAAGGCGGCGGCCGAAACCATCCGGATCAACATGACCTACGACGATATGGTGGAGATTCTGGGCGAAGATGTCGCATCCGAATATAAGGTGGCGGTCTCCGATGAATTCCCGACCGGACTCAACCTTCCGGATATTTCCCACGGGACCTTTCATGTCTCTGGGATCTCCGGGGTGATGAAGGATCAGGAAATTCTACGGCACCTGAACGAGATGCTGCCGATGTTTATGACCCCAAATTCGCCCTTCCTCGCATATCTGGAACCTTACTACTATCTGAAGGCCTGGGAGCGCCGCACCAACCTGCGGGATGAGGGTGTGGTCATTTCTGAAGAGAAGGCCAAACCGATTCTTGAGGCCCAGCAAAAGGCTCAGGAAGCCTCCATCGAGCAGCAGAAGCAGCAGGAAGCTGCGGCTGCGGCTGAGAAGCAGGCCCTGGTTGATCGTCATGCGGCCCAGGCCGATAAGTTCCGGGGAGAAGGGGCAGCCAAGGATGCCCAGGCCCTCAAGTTCAGCGCTGAGGCCGGAGCGGCGGCGCCTTTACCCCCGGGTGGACCGGGTGAGGTGCAGGGTGGAATGCCCCCAGAGGTGCCTCAGGGCGCCCCCCAGGGGGCTCCACCGGGAATGCCTGAAGAGGCTCAGGGAGGTATTCAGTAATGCCACGGCAGCCTATGGGATCTACCTCAGGCATAGCCCCTGGGGGGTTTGGAACCCGGGACCAGCATAAGGAGTTGGAAGGGGCAATACACGACCATCAGATGGCCCTCCATGAGGCTG